TGATGTTGGACTAGAAGATACTTCTGAGTCGTTTGGTTTGCCTGCAACTGCTGACTTGATGTTTGCACTAATCTCTACTGAAGAGTTAGAAGGACTAAACCAGTTAATGATTAAACAGTTAAAGAATCGTTACAATGATTTAGGTACAAACAAAAGATTCGTGGTAGGTATTGACAGAAGTAAGATGAAGTTGTATGATTGTGAACAAGAGGCGCAACAGGACATATCTGATAGTGGTCAAGACGATACGCCAGGCTTTGACAAGGGTCAACATGCAAGGTATGATAAGTTCACTGATATGAAGTTCTAATTACGTTTCGTTATAAATAGATTAGTAATATATATATTTGTACACATGGAGAAATTGAAGAATGTCCGTATCGAAGTATTATCGACAGCTTAATCCTATGGTCACTGAAAAGGTTGACCATGTCTCAAGAGTTCATTATTACTTGGGCGAAGCATATACTTTTTTCCCAAAATCCGAAGAAGAAATATCTAAAACTCTTGCCGACTGGCCACATGAAAGTGTTGGCGATGTTATTAAATTATTCAATTATCTTAAAGGTAAGGGTGATGATACTCCTATCAATATAGATTTAAAAAAACCTAAAGATATTAATGTATCTAGAACCCTTAAATCGACTTACGATGTAAGTGGTATAAAGTCTGGAGCTGATCTTAAAACAATCCGTATAAAATTTGGTAATGGTTCTAAAGGTAATCGTGGCAGCAATAACAGAGGTAATGCATTTGAGAGTCAGTTTGCAACTGCTTTGAACAAATGGTTTGCAGAAGGAGTTGATGCTGTAGAAGATAAAGATACGTTAGCTGCCATTTTAGATTTGGATAAAACCTACAAATTAAGTGAATCTAAATGGTTAAAGGTAAATGTAGTAGGTGGCGAGAATACTCCAAGGCCTTTAGACTTTAGTGGTAAAATACATCTTACAAATACTAAAGGTAGTGGTAAAGATATAGGTAATAGTGTTACTGATATTACTCTTGAAAAAGATGATGGTGAGAAAATATATTTAAGTCTAAAGTTTGAAACTACCACCACATTCTTCAATGTCGGCATTAGAACTAAATTACGTCAATCAGAAATAGACAAGGGTGAAATTAAAAATAGCGATGGCAAAAAATTATTAGACCTATTTGGTATTGATAACAAAAGATTCTGTACCATTTTTAACGATGAAGTTAAAACTGATGCTGGCAAAGTAACTACCCGTCCTAATTCTTCAGCCATGAAAGAGTTACTAGAAAGTGGTATTGGATATGGTTATCATGTAATTCATAAAATGAAAGGGCAAGTTTTATCTAAGAAAATGGATGAAGCAGCAATGAAAGCTGCCGCGAAAGTTGGAACATGTACTGTATACTATGGTGGTAAGACAGGTAGAGGAAAAAGAATTGATATGGAGATGAGTTCACCATACTATAAGTTTAAACTTAACATTAGAGACACGCAAGGAAAAGACGGATATCCCACCCGAATGATGTGTGATTTCACGACTTTAAAGGTATAAAATGATTAATTTTAATTCATTCATAGTAGAAGACAAGGGTGGAAAGAACCTTCACCTAGAACATATCGAAGATGAGATTCTAAACTTTGGTGTGCCTGGCGGTAGGGCTGCAATTAACTTTGTTCGTTCTCTAAGGGATATGCTTGCAGGACAATCACGTTCATCTGTAAACATGACAGTCAAGTGGGATGGTGCGCCTGCAATCTTTGCTGGTATCGACCCTTCTGATGGTAAGTTCTTTGTTGCAAAGAAATCAGTATTCAACGCAACTCCAAAACTATACAAGACTTCACAAGAGATTGATGACGATGGACTCTCTGGTGGGTTGAATAGTAAGTTCAAGGTGGCACTTGCAGAGTTTTCCAAGTTAGGTATTACAGATGTTCTACAGGGTGACTTGATGTACACTTCTGAAGATGTTGACACAACAACTATTGAAGGTAAGAAATATTATACCTTCCAACCAAATACCATTGTCTATGCAGTTGATGTAAACTCTGACTTGGGTAAGAAAATCAATTCATCAAAGATTGGTGTCGTATGGCACACCACATATGCTGGTAGTGACTTACAAGCAATGAAAGCAAACTTCGGTGCAAACATTAGTAAACTATCTACACCTTCATCTGTATGGATGGATGATGCAACTTATAAGGACGTATCTGGTAAGGCTACAATGACTGCAAGTGAAACTGATGCCGTCACCAAATCTCTATCATCTGCTGGTTCTACCTTTGCTAAAATCAACGCACCATTATTAAACAAGTTCTTAAAACTACAAGAAGTATTCTCAGGAACACTTGCTGGTGCTCAGTTAAAGACATACAATAATAGTAAGGTTCGTCAAGGTGCAAAGATTACTGACCCTAGAGGACATGCAAAGGGATACGAGAAGTGGGTATTTGATGCAATCCAAAAACAAATAGACAAAGTAAAGAGTGATAAGGGTAAGGATAAATACACTAATCTTCAGACTGAGTATATTCGTGAAGTAAAGAAGCACACCAAGAATTTAGAAAACATTATTGCATTCCAAGGACACTTGGTAGACGCAAAGATGGGAATTGTAAAGAAACTAAATAGTGTTAAGGGATTGACTGATACCTTTATTAAAACTGCAAATGGATTCGAAGTTACCAATCCAGAAGGATATGTTGCAATTGATAGAGTATCGGGAGATGCTGTTAAACTAGTGGACAGAATGGAGTTTAGTTTTAATAACTTTACTGCCATCAAGGTTTGGGACAAATGATAACTTTTGATGACCTTGTATCGGATTTAACAGAACGCAAAGCAATGTCTGTTGCAACAAGACGGAAGCAGGGTAGGAGAATGGCGAAGATGGCGAAGTCATCTGTATTCCAAGCGAAGAAAGCGAGGAACGCATTAAAGAAGGCTCCTGATTCAAAGATAAAGCAACGTGCTACCAAAGCGGCAAAACAAATGATTATTAAAAAGTTTGGTGGGTTGGATGCAGCAGAATATGCTGGACTAGGACTGATGCAGAGACAAAACCTTGACAATAGAATTATGAAGACTAAGGGTGCAGCCGTCAAGAAGATTGCAAAGAAGATGATGGTTAAACTTAGAAAGGCAGAATTAGAAAGATTACAAAAGGCTAAAGAAGTGGGAACTCCAAAATGAGAAGTTTTAAGGATATTAGAGAAGCTCGTAGTAGCGTATGTGCGTTTACATTCGGTAGATTCAATCCGCCCACTATCGGGCATGAAAAGTTATTAGACGCACTTGCTAAACAGGCGAAGAAGAATGTCGCCCCATACTACGTCTTTGTATCTCATTCTGAAAATCAAAAGAAAGACCCTCTTCCTTACACTAAGAAAGTTGCATACATGAAGAAGATGTTCCCGAAACATGCAAGGGACATTATTGTTGACAAATCAAGACAGGTATTTGAGGTCGCAGTATCCTTATACAATAAAGGACATACATCAGTTATAATGGTTGTAGGTTCTGATCGTGTAACAGAGTTTGATGGATTGCTCAAGAAGTACAACAAAATGGAAGGTAGACACGGATACTACGAGTTCGAAGACATCCAAGTTATCTCTGCTGGTGAACGTGATCCAGATTCAGAAGGTGTGTCTGGTATGTCTGCTTCTAAGATGAGAGCCGCAGCTGTTAAAAATCAATATAAAAATGTTGTTGATGCAAAAGGTAAAGTAACAGAATATGGTTTTGAAGCTGGACTTCCAGAAACATTTGGACAAGGAATGTCTTTGTTTAAAGATGTTCGTAAGTTCATGGGTGTTCGTGAGTCGTTTGTTGCGAGAACAGAAACATTCACCGAAGAGGATGTTGCTCGCGATATGTATATTCGTGGAGAGATACTGAATATCGGAGATACTGTTACTGAATCATACAGTGGTGTGAGTGGTAATATTATTCGTAGAGGTACTAATTACCTTGTGTTCTCAGAACAAGATGGAACTACTCACAAGAAGTGGTTGTATGAACTTGATGAAATGTCTACTGGTGAACTTATTCGCCAAGTCATTTCAAAGACTACAAAGAAAAAAGGATATGACAAAGCAGCAGAAGTTCTCAAGACAGTAATTGATAGAAAGAAGAAAGAGAATGATCTTTCACATGACATTATATACTATGCAACTCAGATTGCTAAAACATTCAAAGGTATTGATGGAAGGACTTTGGCAAGAACATATAGTCGGTTGTACGAAGGTGTAAAACAGGACAAAGATATTAAGGACAGAAAAGGTACTGAACCAGCAAAGTATTATGCAAAAGATGCTGATGGTGATGAGATGTCTGTTTCGACTAAGAAGAAACGTGCAGCACACTTTGCAAAGTCAAAGGATGGCCCAGCGCCAGGCGATAAGGATGCAGATACTAAACCATCTAAGCACACTAAGAAGTTCAATCAGATGTTTGGTGAGGAAGACCCATGTTGGGATACTCACAAACAAGTTGGTATGAAAAAGAAGAATGGTAAGATGGTGCCGAACTGTGTTGCTAAAGAAGATTTTCAGTTAGACGAAAAGATTGAAGGACTTGTTACGAAAGCAGATAAGTCAGGTATATCCTATAGTATTC